ACGGTGACTTGAATCAGCCCGTCAAAGGTCTGAGCTAGTGTGTCTAACAGATATAGCTAGGATAGGCTTTCCAGGTTACCGCTTGGCTTGTGCCTATCTCATGGTGTATCTAACCAATCACCTTAACCAATTAAATCTAACACAAGGAATGACCCCCATGTATGTAATCGAAAAGAACATCCCAATGCCAAACGCAACTCGCAATGGCGTGGCTTACTATAAATACCCCTTCTTCACCATGAATGTTGGTGACAGTTTTGCTGTGCCTGTAGATCCAAGTACCACGTTAGGATACATCCGTACCCGTAGTCGTGTGGCTAATTGTGTATATAAACAACACCAGCGTCCCAATAACAACAACATGAAATTCTGCTACCGCACAGATAAGGTGAACCGTGTGATCCGTGTCTGGCGCACAGCATAAAAACTAACTTGACAGGTAGGCGCTTGATGTGCCTACTCTCTGGATAGTTTAACCCCGAAAGGATGACCAGATGACCCAATATGTTCGCAACATTCTTAAACTCTACCGCCAAGCTTCCAATGATGACACGCTAAATGGTGTGGAATGGTACGCTAGGGCAGAACGTGTGGCGGTACAAATAGCTGACACTCACAAGCTTCCTATCAATACAGTGATTGGTGTCATGGCGGCACTATCGCCTAACAATAGGTGGGAGCGTAACTGTAAAGACACTGACACCATGTGCGCTGCATGGCAGAGTGGCGACAGCTTGGATGACTTCAAGGTGTCATGCTATAACACGATGAAACAGAAGGCGTGGTCTATTCTACAGGATGACTTGATTGATGATGATGACATTCTGACACGCTTGAACGGGCAGAAGATCCGCTCTTTCTACTCTAACATTCGTGGACTGGATGAAGTGACTATTGACGGTCACGCTCTTAACATTGCCCGTGGTCAGCGTGAGGGCTTGACCTCTGATAAGACTAACATGGGCAAGCGCCAATATCGTGAGTTACAGGTGGCGTATGTCACAGCAGCCAAGCGTGTGAAGGTCAAGCCTCATGTGCTACAGGCTATCACTTGGACTACATGGAAACGTATTCATAATATCTGAGGAGATGTAGCATGATGGCAACACTTTTAATCTTTGCCCTATGCTTGGGCTTCTCAATCGCTGGGGCTGCGTTTATGTATTTCCCATTAGATGACAACAAAGAGGATGAATGACAATGCAAAACAGCACCAAGAACATAGACGAGATACTTATAAAGATGAAATCTGATCATCCTGGAGACATCATTGCTGACATCCTGCACTGGTGTGACCACTACAAAGAAGACTTTGGTGATCTGCTGAGACGAGGCACAGACTTTTATCACGATGAAGTAGGAGACTAATATGCAAACGATTATGACAAAATACCTTGGCCCTACTGACACCAAAGCACCACGGGTCAAAGCAATGACATCCAGCGGTCACAGAGGATCAACCTACACTGTGGAATGGGATGACAGCCTAAACATAGAGGGCAACCATGCTGACGCAGCACAGAAACTATTGGACAGGCTGGGCTGGCGTGGTGAGTGGCGCATGGGTGCAATGGACAGGGGTTATGTATTCGTGAACGTAAATGATATCAACTCGCCTAAGCTTATGGCAAAACAACATGATTGGAGGGTAAGCCAATGATCTACGCAATCGCTGACGTACCGCACAAAGACTATGACAATTATGACACACTCAATAAGTTGTTTCACGCAATCATGCCACATGGCTGGCGTGTTAGTATATGGAAGAAAGGTGAGCTACCTTCACTCTATAAGAAGGAGAAGCATGGCAACATCTGCAGGATATTCGTGGACTATAGCAGCACTGCCATGCGTCAACATCCAGATGATTCAGTTCTGTCATACCAATGCCATGATGCAGAGGGTTGCCTGACATTCCATGAGGTGTTTGACAATGTGGACAAGCTCATAATCTATCTGACAGGGAAGGTATAAGACAATGACACTAAAAGTATATGATCACACACACCGCTGGCCTGAGAAGGTTTTTGATATGCCAGAAGCCAATGCTGTACGTGATGGCGGTAATGAGATTACAGTTATGGGTAACGATTATCGTGATGGCTTGAACATAAGCATAAAGAATGACGATTTCAGTGTGGATATTACACACAAAACAGCAGAAATGTTAATAGAAGCCTTGCTTAGTAATGGAGAAGCAGAATATCTTTTGCAAGATAGCGTAAGGAGCAGGCTTCAATGGGGCGGGGTCAATTACCCTAACCTATGGCAAAGCCTTGTAGAGGAGATGGCATAAATGTCACACTTCCAGGATTACTTATTAAACTTATTGTAACGCACAACTAATAGGCCTAGGTATGGGTCACACACAAAGGAGAGTAACAATGCTAGACGCTAAAGCTAAGGATAGGATCATCGCTATCGTAGAGGATTACGTTAAAGTTCCTGATCATATGCGTGACCACTTATGTGAGACACTATACAAGGCCTATGTTGAGGCTAGAGAAGAACTGGAGAGAGACACTCCCTATACTAGTAACGGTAAGAACAGGAGAGAAAACAATGACTAACCTAGAACTAAGTACAAATGAACTGTTGATGCTCAAGGATCTACTTGAGGGTGACATGGAGCAGACCTCATGGGGTGATGTTGAATATGATGACGTTGAACTGATGCAGTATTACCTTGATCGTGCCGTGGTGCTGGTCAAAGTAAGAGAGGAGCTAGGCGCATGATAATCGTTAGAGTTTTCAGTGAGGTTTCAGGCAAAGAGACGTGCTGGGAAACAATCCTGTCTGGCTGCATGGCTGAGGCAGAGAGCAAGGCAAGGTGGTTCAACAGAATGAAGAACACAAAAGCAGAGATAGAGGTAACAGAATGAAGAAGAATTATCGTACCGCATATGATCAACTTAAGAAGCTAGGCGTCACAGTCTATGAGGATGACGATGGCTTTCGTATCTCAGGAGAGGACAACTATCCAGAGGTGTGGGCTGACTACTACTGTGAGTTTGGTGGCACTGTCTTGGATGATTTTGGTGTCAACCACAAGATCAATGCCATCCTAGAAAAGCAGGGGCTATTCGCTGAGTGGGAGAACACTGGCGTCCTAGGTGTTGCAGAAATGTAACGTGATATAATGGTAACATTGACGCAGGCAAACACAACGACTAACCTATAAATGTCTAACACAGGAGAAACAGACATGACTAACACACAAAACTCTAAGATCATCACACACCTTCGTGCAACCAAGGGTCTGACCCAGCGTGAGGCTATGCTGGACTACAGCATCCAGTCATTCACTAAGCGTATCTCTGAGCTACGCAAGTCAGGCTACCGCATTGATGGCGTGAAGGGTAAGCACCCTGTGACAGGTCAGCAGTACACACGCTATGTTTTGATTGATGAAACTAGTGGAGCGTAAGGGTAAGTACATAGGGTATGATGGTGATGGTAAAGTTATCATCATATCCACTAACAAAAGTATTGTAATGCAATACATGAAGGAGAGAGACAAATGATTGCAAGTCGTGCCATAAAAGTATACGCAAGTGTAGGTCAGCCTGATGGTGAGTATGTCACCACAGTGTTTACCCCACATGATGCTAACCAGGCTCGTATCAAACTGTTCAAGCGCACGGGTGTACGCCGTGTTATCTTCAAGACGTTAGCAGGTAATGAGCTATCATTCAGTAATGACAGAGTAGAAAAACTATGACAGTATATCCCTTCAACACAACTAACTTGATGCCTGCCTCAGACTACTATCACAAACTGTTGAAGCAGATTGATGATGCGTACTGGAACGGTGGAACGGCTAAGGCATTGGAGCTTACAGCTATGGACGTTAAGGAACACATAGAGAGAGGAGACGCATGGTATCCCAACTTCTAATGCACTCACTGCCACTAGCTGTAGCACTTGCTTATTTTGGTGGCTTACTTTATCTCTGGTATAAACACGTGAAAGGAAAGTAACATGAAGATCCCCAAGGCTTCTTCCACACTACAGGAAGTCATTGATTTCTATAGTAAGTCTGCTGCATTTTGTCGGCTATCAGGCTCTACACAGAAAGACTATGACATCCACTTGGCTGCAATATGCAGTACTGTAGTTGAGGGCAAGGCACTTGGGGCTTATCGCCATAAGTCTATCAAGGTACGTCACCTCACTCAGGCTTACGAGGATTGGTTATCCTCTGGTGTTCGCACAGCGAATTACCGCAAGTCTGTGTTATCTATTGCGTGGAAATATGCGATGAGGCATGACGTAATGACGCACGATCCAGTAGCTCTAGTACAAACCAGGTCTGGTCAACCACGGCGTGTACTATGGAGCCGAGATCAAGTGCAGACATTCCTTGCTACAGCTTATGGCGACTTCCGTTGGCGCAGCATTGGTCTGATCGTCCACATGGCATATGATTGGGGGCAGCGTGTTGGTGACATGCGTGTTCTCACTTGGGATAAGCTAGACTTAACTCAGTGCCGCTTGGACTTAACTCAGAGCAAACGCAACGCAGAGGTACACCTCCCTATCTCATCAGGGTTGTGTGATATGCTGCGCCAGCAGAAGGAAGACTTTAAGTTTCAGGAGTATGTAGCACCCCGTGTTAAGCCACGAGCAGGTGCATACACACCCTATGATAAACTAGAAATAAGCTATCTTATCAATGACGTACTGAAAGAAGCTAACCTACCTACCACCCTGACAGCCATGGACTTACGGCGCACGGCAGTGACAGAGATGATGGAGGGTGGGGTAGACTTAGCAGGTATCATGCAGGTGACAGGACACAAGAACATAACGTCCATCAAACCCTACATGGTCAACACATTCAGCGGTGCATCGAAAGCATTAGCAGCTAGAGGAAACGATGACGATGAACATTCGTAGTTACGTTGAGGCGCTCAACCTACAGGATGGTGACACCTATCGCAGCAACTGTCCTCAGTGTAAGGGTAGAGGTACATTCACAGCCATGAATGATGGTGGCACGATGAAGTACAACTGCTACAAGCTAGGCTGTCGGGTTGGTGGCATCTATGAGACAGACATGACAGCGGCAGAGATCATCATGCGTATGAG